GACTGGGCGAGCGGGATCCGCGCGGGGGGTCGTGCGGGAGCTGGGGCGGGAGGTTCGCCCGTGGCCAGCGAGAACACGAGCCGCCGGTAGGCTTCACGCGACTCGAGGTCGGGGTTGGCGTCCGAGCAGAGCCAGCGGTAACGCTCGTGGCGAAACTCGCCGGTGCGGCTGCGTTCGATGGCGATCTCGACCGCTTGGTCGAGGGTCATTCGCTGACGCTCCACGGCCCATTGAAGATGGCGTCGAGTCCGGTTAGCCCCGTCATCGTGCCGCTGGCCGAGTACCCGGGGGGACAGGTCTCGCTCGTCGGGCTGCTAGCGGCGGTGGTCGCGAGGAAACAAGTACAGCCGCCGCAGGTGTAGGTGCCGCTCGCGCAATTCGTCCAGGTTCCCCCCGAGTAGGTCAAGGGTGTGAACAGGTACTGGTAGACGACCCCGGTGCCGCCAGGGGTGTAGTTGATCAGAAGGGGCACGCTTCCGGCGACCGTGCCTCCGTGGCAGTTATCCACGGTGTGGCTGAAGTAAACGCACCCCTGATAGATACACCCTGAAACCCAGCTCACCGTGAAAGTGCCGACGGGCGTGGTGATCGTCAGCGAGGTAGGCCAGGCGTCGCCGCAGATTTGGCAGCCATCTGGCCCGCAGGTATAGCCCGTCGCTGGCGTGAGGGTGATGGCCGCACCATTCCCCGAACAGGGGCCGGTGACGGTGACGCTGCTGGTGCCGGTGTTGAATCGAGTCTTCGACGCGGTCCAGGTGTAGGTGCCGGCGGGAGCTGCGATCGTCGGCGTGTAGCCTGAAGAATTGGTCGTATACGACCCGCCGTTGAACGTGACCGTCGCGCCCTGAAGACCGAGCGAGACGTCGCAGCCAATGACGTGGATTGTCACTCCGCCCGCGCCGGTGTACGCATAGAGCGTGACGTTCGTGGTGCCCGGGCAGGTCAGCGAGACGTCCTGGTTGCTGCCGTTGTATCCGGTCTTCGTGACCGCGACGTTGTAGGTCCCGGATGCCGGGACGGTGACGCAGCACTGGCCGCTGGCGTTGGTGGTGCAGGTGCCGATCGTGGTCGCGCCCTGCTTCACCGTGACGGTAGCGCCCGAGACGGCAGCGCCATTGCAGTCGAGGACCGTCACGCATATCTGACAGCCGGAGCAATTACAGCAGCCGCCTGGACTGAGGAAGATGGATCCAGCCATCAGCAGTCCGCCGCAATCAGCCAGTAATTGCCGTCGATCCAGGCGACCTTGATCGTCTTGCTCACGGCGATCGGGGCGGAGAGGCCGTGGTCGTTGCAGACCGTCACGTTCACGAAGTCGGGATTGGTCTCAATGGTGCTGGTCATCGCGGCGGGATCCCAGCGGTAGAGCGTCGCCTGGCCGGCGGTGCTGGGAGCGCCGATCGACCCGGTGGGGATGGCCGTCGTCACCGTGGCCCGGAAGATGGTGCCGTAACCAGGCGCGTACGCGGCACCAGCCGCCCCGTGCCAGTAGGGGGTCTTCTCCACCCGCCGCACCGCGTCGGCGATCCGCTTCGCGACCGGCTTGGTGAACGTGACGGGTGCCTTGGGCCTCGAATCGATGCCCATCAGGAGCCGCCCGCTCCTGGGACCGACTTGTAGTTCAGGATGTCCTTGTCGATGTTCAGCTTGTCGAAGTCGGCGGACGGGTAGATCTGGAAGTCGATGTAGTGCGGCTGACCCGCCGCACCCACGTAGCGCCCGCCCGTCGTCAGCATCACGGGGCTGGTGACGGGGGTGTTGTTGATCATGATCTGGGCAGGGTTGCCGTTGATGTCGATCTGGCGGAGGCCCGCGTTGAGCACGGTCTCAAACCAGCCGTTGACGAGGATGTTCCCGCTGGCGTCGATCTGGTACTCGCGGATCTCGAACTCGTAGGTGACCTCGGCGTAGTATCCGTAGTCCGCGTGGTAGACCTTGTCGGCCGTGATGTCGTGGCACTTCACGGTGTTGGGGTCATACCCCAGGAAGGGCCCGGCGTTGACGTGGTCCTTGAAGGTCTGGGCGAGGCTGGCGTCGAACGAGGGCTCGTTGCGGGTGATGGTGAGGAGCGGCCTCGAGTCGTCGCGCTTCAGCGGCGGGTCGAAGGGGTCGTTGACGGTGTTCGTGATCGGGTTGCCGAGCGCGTCCTTGATGCAGAACCGCTCGAACTTGTTGGAGCCCCAGTGGACCTTGGGCGGGACGGCGAAGGGGTCGAAGCGGCCGTCGCTCGCGGCCTCGGTGGTGGCTCCGCCCTGGGAGGTCCAGTCGAAGGGGCCGTACTGGAGCGTGACCTTCCACTGCTTGCCGTCCTCGGCCTCCTCGCTGCAATCCATCGACTGGATGAACGACGCATAATCCCACTCGACGGCCGTGGTGGTGAGGGGGAAGCGGTAGAAGTCGCCGTTGCGCAGGCCGAGCCCCCGCAGGACCGCGCGCGGTCCCATGTTGGGGTCGTCGGTCAGGACCCGCAGCTCGAGCTTGTACTGCCTGCCGGACTGGCCGCTCCAGGAGATGGACCGGCCACCCTTGAGGTCGTAGATGGCGAGGATGTTCATACGGGGGGAAGTGGCTAGGGGCTAGTGGCTAGTGGCTAGTGAAGAGGGGAGCGGAGGGGCAGAGTTGAGGCGTGTGGCTTTGCATTTACTAGCCACTCGCCACTAGCCACTCGCCACTACAGAGTGTTGATGGCTTCGTAACCCATGTCGCCGCCGTCGCTGGCCAGCGTCTCCGTGGCGGTGGCGATCCGCTCGAGGGCGGCGACGGTCTTCTCGCTGTTGGCGGCGACCTTTTGCATGTCCTTCTCGGAGCCGATGCCGTACTTGCTGCGGAGGATGGTCGAGGCCGCTTCCTTGGTGCCGACTCCCATCGCCTCGGCGAACTCCTTCTTGGGGTTCTTGACCTTCTTGTCGGTGACGTTGACGTGGGAGCCCAGGGCTGCGTTCATGATGCTCTGGCGGTCGCCGGCGATCTTCTGCTTCGCCTTCTCGAAGGCGGCGTTGATCCCTTCCGAGGACCAGGGCTTGGCCCAGTCCTTCTTGAGGTCGGCGAACTCCTGCTGGGCGGTATTGTGGAGGTCGTCGCCCCAGGTCTCGAGGAAGTCACTCAGCCCCGTGGACTTGCCGGTCATCTTCTCGACGAAGTAGTCGAGCCGCTGGGCGAGGAAGTTGAGGCCGTCGACGATGTACCCGATCCCTGACGTGACGATCGCGCGGAACCCGTGAAAGGCAGCGCCCACCACTTGCCAGGTGTCGGCGATGAAGCCGATCGCACGCTGGAGAAAGCCCATTGAGTCCACGGTGCCCTTGATGGACTCGAGCGAGGACTGGCCCCACTCCTTGGTGGATCCACTGAGGTCGTCCCACCACTGCTTGGCGGCGACGACGGCGGTGTTTAGCTCGGCGAAGAACGGCTCGACGACCTCGGGGAGGGTCTGGCCGATCAGGATCTCGATCTGCTCGATGCGGCCGCGCAGCGAGTCCCAGCTCGCGCCTGAGTCCATCGCCCGCTGGTCCATCGTGGCGATGATGTCGGCACCGCCCGACATGAGGGCGTTGAAGCGCTCCTGAGTGCTCATCGTGGCGGAGACGTTGATGCCGAATTCCTTCACGCCCTTGGCCTTCCCCATGAGTCCCATCTGGATCCGGCCGAGGGCCTCCTCGAACTTGATCCCCTTGAACTGGGCGATGGCCTGGGTGAGGGTTAGGAGCTGGGTTGTCATGCCGGCCGCTTCATCCTCGGAGGTCCCCATCGCCTTGAAGATGCCGCCGAGCTTCGTGGCGGCGGAGGTGAAGGTGATCTCGCTGACGCCGAACGCGGCGTTCATCTTCTCGGCCTGCTCGACGATGGTGCCGGAGGCGTCCCCAAACATCGTCTGGAGGCGCTCGACGTTGTCGGAGAGGTCGTCGGCGAGGCCTGCGAAGTGCCCCAGGGCCGCGACGCCGGCGCCGGCGAAGCTGCCCGCGATGAGGGAACCCACGCCGCCGAGGCTCTTGACGAAGCCGCCCACCATGCCCTGGGCCTGCTGAAAGCCCTTGGCGAGCTTCTCCGTCGCTGCGGTCATCGCGATGTTGATGGTGCCGATGAGGGCCACTGGCTAAACTCTGCTTCGGGGGGTGAACGATGCGAACTGAGGACTTTTTCCGGAAGGCAACGCCGGGGCGGATGGCCCCGTTGGTGGTCTACTCCGAGGACAGGAAGAACGTGCGGATCGTCTGGAGCCTCGACGATGGCGACCTGGTGCTCCATTGCCCGGCCGAGATCGCCGAATCGCGGTGTCGCGACATAGTGGCTCGGATAGACAAGATCCGGCGGGCGAGCTGCCTGCTCGATCTGCTTAATGCGTTCGAAGTACTCGAAGAGCTCTAGCGCTTCTCCGCCTCGCGGAGGGTTCCGTCGAGCATCTCTTGCATGGTCCTGTCGCGGGCCTCTGGCCCCTTGCCGTCGTAAGCCGGGCGCATGAAGGCTTGACCCGGGGTCCACTCGACCACGGCGGGGTAGAACACCTTCTTCCCCTCGGCCGAGGTTTTGGTCAGACCTTCGGCGTTGCCGACCTGGACGTTGAGGCCGACGCGGCTGCGGGACCGCTTCATCGCCTTCAGCTTCAGGTGCTCCTTGGTGAGTCCGGTGAGGACTGGCACCCTTGCCTGGGCGTCGGCGAGGACGAGCTTCATGCCCTTGCGCATGGCGGAGCGGAGGACCTTCTTCTGGATCCTGGGGAGCAGACTCTTGAGCCTGCGGTCGATCTCCTTGTCGCCCGTGATGACGACCAGGCCGCTCTTAGCCACCGAACATCTCCTTGACCGCCTCGACCGATTCCTCGGGGGAAAGCCGCTCTTGCCTGGAGGCGTGGCGCGGGCGGGGGATGAATTCCTCGGTCTCGCGCCGCCGCCTCGACCAGGTGTTTGCCGTCACGGCGCAGATCTGCGCCCCGATCCAGTAGGGGTCGGCGAGCGGCTCGAGCTGGAAGTAGGCCAGAAGCTCGGACCACTCGGCGGAGTCCAGGGTGTCCTCCAGCTCGCCAGGCGTGCGGCCGATGGCCGTGGCGTAGCGGATGAAAAGCCGGCGTTCCGGCCGGCTCAGGAGTTTCCCTTGAGGTCCTCGATGGCCTGCGAGGACAACTGGTTGACCTCGACCGCCGCCTGCACGATCGGCTCGAGCACGGAGGCGGGCAGAGCCGACAGGGCCGGGATGTCACCAGGCCCGAACAGGAGCTGGCCCACGGCGTCGCACACCGTGGCCGCTGCGAGCCGCGCGCGGAAGTCTTTGTCCTTCGATTTCGTGTGCGCGACCTCGAAGGCGTCGCGCTCGCCTGCGGTCATGGCCTTGATGCCGACCTCGCCGCCGAGCTCGGCGACGTTGACCACGCGCACCTTGGGGGCGCGCGCGGCGAGGATCTCTGCTTTCGAGAGCATTGGAACTCCAGGAAATGACGAGTGGCGAGTGGAAGGAAATGGGATCGCGTGAAAGGTTGCGGCTCGCGACGGGGGACGGTGGCGTTTACTCGCCACTCGCCACTCGCCACTCGCCACTCGCCTCTACCCGATCAGACCCACGTCAGTGGCCCGGTGAGCTGCACTTCGATATCGGCGGTGAGGTTCTCCTCGGGACCGCCGGCGGAGGGGGCGAACTTGGTCAGGAAGCCCTGGATCGTGCAGGTGTGCGTCGAGCCGCCGGTGCTGAAGGTGATCTGCCAGCCATGAATCG